ACAAATCCTGAGAAGTATCTTGATATGCGTTATTGTAGTTTTCATGAACAATATGGAAATTTACTGTAACTTCATAAAGCTGAACTCCCCCTCCTAGTTGTATGCTGTCTGCATTGTTTTGTATTTCAATAAAACAAGCTGGTAAACTAAATGATTGCTCGTCTTGATCTAATTGATTATTCCATACTGCTATATGGTTAAAATCTGTTATCAAATCAATTTTAGCTATTAAATCTAAATACAACTGTTTCATTTCATTACCTTATTTAACAAATTTAGTATTTTTTTATTCAAAACTTGTGAATTACCTAAAAATTTACGTTGTGGAATTACTATTTTATGCGATTTTATATTTACATCAACAATCCTATAAGCTTTCTTCTTTTTAGTCCACTTGTTTTTCTTGTTTGTGTATATTACCCCTTTTCTTGATTTTTTATTAATAGTTCCTCCATAATTGTGTATAGCCCCATATTTTGAACTACTAGCTATTACTATTCTTTTTAAACTTGCTGACTTAATATAAATACTTTTAGCTAAAGTCTTTGTTTTACCACTTAATATTGCCCTTGTAGCGTCACGGCCTTTTCCTTTTCCCATTCTTCTTTGAACTTCTTGCCACTTTACCCCATCGAAGCTTTGGCGTGTAAAGTTTCCATCAAAGTGACTTTTTGCTAAAATAGCAATATCATTTGGAATAGTTTTAAGCCTATCCTTTATAGCTAAATTATTTTTTTTTAGGTTCTTCAAGTTGTGGAATATTTAAACCGAAGTTTGTTTTTGCAAAAGCTTTATATTTTGAATCTACATTATAGTAAGGATGTGCTTTATTAAATATCTGTTCCGTTATTGCTGGATTTTTAAATAAAGGATTTGGTTTAATCAAATCTTTTGTACTTAGTTTTGTTTCTACGCCATCCATTAAAGGTTCTAGCCTACATCTACATTGGTAGTGTTGTTGTGGACTGTGAGTGTGCCAAAATGTGCTATCTGTTGCCATTGTAACACCTTCAAGCCTACGACATATTTCACTTACATTTTTATCTTTAAATGTAACATATCGCAAAAATGGGAATGTAGCCTTACTGCTTTGAAAGTCTTTGAAATCTACTATGTTACTAGCTTGGATTTGTGCTGAATTATACTCTACCTCTAGCCATGTTTTATTGTATAAAGCATTATTTGCTTTGGCTAATTCTTCAAATTGCTTAAATGGTATTATTTGACCATCTGCGCCTAGTATTAAATTTTCGGTACTTAAAACATAGTTGAAAGTTTTTGCGCCACTAAATAAATATACATTTTCTCTTAATGCCATAGCTGTACGTTCTCCAAGTTTTCCAAACTCAAAGTTTATATAGCTTACATTTGCTCCTTCCTCAATACCTTCTAATAATTTTATAGCTGTAGATTGATATAAAGCTATTGGCAAATTAGAACTATTAATAGAACCGTTGTATATTTCTTTGCTATAATCCATAAAGATTATTTATTGAATCATTGCTTATATTAGTTGGCTGAATTACTTTAGATGTTGGATATCCTGTTGTGTCTTGAATAAATTTAGAATCTACTTCATGACCGCTTTCTTTTAGCGTTTTAACAACATTTGCAAATAATTGATTTACTTTAGAATCATTTTCAAGTTTTTCGGTTTTTTCGTGAGTATTTAAGAATATAAAAGAAAACCCTTTAGGAATATTAAACCCTAAATTTCTTAATTTATCAAAAAGTTGGTCATTTACAACGTTTTGAATAAAATTATTATCTACTATTTCAATATTTTCTAAAGCGTCCTCAACAGCTTCATTTTGGCTACTACCAAGTTTTCCGCTTGTTGAATCTATCGCATCGGCATGGCCTAGTAAAATTTTGCTTATTTTCTTTTCACATCTGTTTTCTAAATTATCAAATGAATTAAATCCAGTACCTGCGTTTTTGCTTTCAATAAATTCAATTTCATCATTTGGATCTAAAACAACACTATTTGAAGAAGCCATATTTTTTATACCTTCCTCTAATAGGTCGCGTTCATCTCCTTCGTGTTTCATTGTTTTGGCAACAACAAAAGGTATAATAAATTTTTCTACAAAGTCAATATTAAAACCTAAATTGTTACGAATAGCAATAGCATAAGCTGCGCAAGGGAAAAGTAAACCATAACCACAATTTGAATAACCTAAATTGTTATTTGTTTTAATTAACAAACTCCAATCTTTTATTTTTTCATCATCAAAATTTATTCCTTCATAAGAATATGGCATTCTTAGAATTTCATTTGTATCCGGCTTTATTGAATCCCTGCGAATAGCTTTTAATCCTGTTAATTTATTTTCGTTTATTCCTGTCCAATTTACGCCACTATATCCAAAAAATTGAGCATCCAAGGCTAATTCCATAAAATCATAAAACCATTTAGATTTAAAAAACAATGTCCATTCTTCCGATTGATTGCCTTTTAAATCAGATATTTGGAATTCTTTTTTTAATGTCATTGATTTCCTAGAAGTCATGCATGCCATGATGTGCCCATCATATATTATATCTTGAAAAATAAGCTGCATTTTATTTCTGAACTTATAATTATCGTCATATTGCTCAGCTTCTTTTAAAGATTCGCGCAAAGCTGTTAATTCTTGCCTAATCCTATTTGATGACGTTTTTTGAATGTAGTTTGATACATTTGCAGATTCTTCTGCTTCTTTTTTCTTTATAAAATTATTGTACCAAGCCATTAAAGTATATTTTTAGGTGTTGAGTTGAATCTTATAGAACGTCCTTGCAAAGGTTGCAATAAAGGTAAATCATAAAGGTTTATTGATACGCCTATTTGCGCATTTTCTAAATCTTTAACAACCTCGTTTTTTTGGTCTATTCGTAATTGTGGGATGTTACGGGGAGAAATACGGGTATAAGCATAAAAGACAGCTAATTCAACGTACCAATTAAAAATTAATACGCTTCTATTATCGCCTTTAGTCCATTTTGTGGTATCTGTTGGCAATACTCCTACAATTGAATAATTATCATTAGTCCAAGATGTTGAAACGGTTGGAGTTACTCCTATTGATTCAACAATGCAAGTATAAATATTTGAATGATAATAAACTTTATCACCTACTTTGTAAGTTACATTATAAGCGTATGGTTCTGCTGTTGGTGTTAAATAGTAGTATTCAGCATTATAAACCACTAAACTATCAGCTTTGTACGCTTTAGCAATATCAAATATAGTTGTGTCTTTAAATTCCTCGATACAGTCGTATTTTGAATTTAAGAAGCTTGTTATTTTAGCTTGTGCATACCTTTCTGACTGTTTTTGAACTAAGGCATTATTGCTTATTAGCTGTTGCCAATTAGTGTCTTGTACGTGTAGAAGGTAGTCGGTATTAGTCAAATATCCCATATTTGCAAATATATTAAATTAAATTTTATTTTTTGAGTTTATTGAAATTGTTTTAAAACTTATTTTTCTACCTCCATTTAAATAATTTTGATATTCATTTGCAAACGCTACTGTCATGATATATCGTAAACAATCGCTTTGATGTCCAAACTCTTCAAATGTTACACCTGTAATTTTGTTTTTTACTTTGCTTTTCTTAATAGTTCCGTCTGAATCTTCTAGGGCATAAGTGTAATCATTTATTGACTTCTTACATTTTGGATTTATTGATATTTCAATATTATCAATGGAGTTGGCAAATATTTGATTTACAAACCCTCCACTTTTAACAATTGAAGGGTTAACACTTTGGAGCCTTAATTGTGGTTTAAAATCTCTTAAATAACCTAAAATATCAGTAAAAAAATTCTCTCCTTTTTCTTTTCCTGTATCCGCTTTCCAGCTTGTTTTATCTCCGTAAATAAACAAACCTTGAACTTTTGGGTAACGTGCAATAAATTCATTACATACGTGTTTCCTTGTATTTCTCGGGTCTTCCAAACATATTTCATCTATTTGATATGCTTTTTTACCTATTATTTGCCAGACTAAGCACGTAATATAAGGGTTTACGTTTTCATCGAATACCAAATGTATAGGCAAATCATGATTATAGTTAACATCTGCCAAGTGTTTGTTAGAATTAAAATTCTTCCAAAATTCGCCACCAGTTCGCAACTTTCCCCAATTACCAAGTCCATAAATTTGATAATAGTTGAAATCTGTGATCTTATCTTTTTCAAAATCATCAATTGTGTGTTTATCATAGAATTGTGGGCCAACAATAAAATAGTTATTTAAGTACGTAACTTTATAAATTACAAAATTACCCATTAAATTTATTTGCTTGCTTGTTATGTTTGTGTTGGTTTCTACTTCGTGTAAATTCTCACTATCAAACATTATTTTAAGCCAGTGGTCCTCTGAAATTGGATTAAATAAACCGACTATTTGTTGACCTGATTCTCCCCTTAAACGTTTTCTTATTTGCTTTAAATCTTCTGCATCAAATTGGCTTATTTCCTCTAAAATAACACGTTTAAAGCCTACTAAGCCTTTTATTTTTTCAGCATCATCTAGGCCCCTAAAACGTATAAAAGAACCTGTTTGTAAACATTCAATATAATTTATTTGAAACTTAAATAAATGGTTTAAATCCCATTCTGAAATAATTTTAACGAAATCCGAGTAAATAGAATCTTTAATATCTACACCGTATTTTCGCAAAATCATAGTATTTTCATTGATTGATAACATTCTAATTATCAATAATTGAACTACTGTATAGGTTTTTGACGCTGACGAACCACCATAAGCAAAAACAAACCTTATATTATCATTATTGAAGTCATCCTCTAGGTGATAATAAAGGTCATTAAATAGGTCGCTATCAAATTCAATAATATCATTCATCCCTTTTTTTAACTCTTATTTGAGTTACTTTTTGTTCAATCGAACCAGCAATATCTAAAGAAGTTTTTGCTTTGCCTTCTAGCCTGTCAATTATCTCTTTGTATGCTGATATATCCCCCTGTACTGCATTTGCAATTTGTTTTAAGTGCATAAGTTCAGCAATTGAAAGCTTATCTTCTAAACCTGTCAAAGGGTTAACCATATCTTTTTCAATACTTAAAAACCGCTCGAGTATAGTTTTTGTATGTATTTTAGACACTTTTTTAGATTCGTTAGGCGGCTGGTATGTTTTAGAAAATTGAGTCGCTTTGTTTGGAAATTCCCCCATATTAATTACCGTATTTATACCGTGTTTTGCAACAATGTTGCATTAAAACGGAAATTCTTGAGTTGTTGGCTTTAAACCTTTTTTTCTTTCTATTAGTCTTTTAGCTTTTTCGCCCTTACTTGATCTGTTGGCGTTAATTGATCTTGCTGATTTTTCGCCTCCTTTTAATCCTTCATAACTTGCCATAGTTTATTTCTTATTATAGATTTATTGATTGTTTTATAATGATTTAATATTTTATCATGCATTTCGTCATAAAAGTAATACAATTCATCGTTATTTTCAATACAAACTTGCTCAATATTATTTGAGCTTCTTAAATTAGCTGAACCGTGAATACAGAATTTAGTTCCTAGTTCAGTTTCAAAGGTAATTATTTTACAATGTGTTACTGCTACTGCAAGTTGAAATTTATTATCTATGTCTAATTGTTCATAAATAAATTTTACTAGGCTATGTCTTTCATGCGAATAAAAGAAATCAGAAACTATTAAGTTTAATTCGTCAATATATCCATTTTCAAGTAGTACAGCCATGCTTTCAATATTATCTTGCGAAAGTGATAATGTGGAAATTGTCATTTTTTTAACTTTCAAATCATATTTTACAAACATTTCAAAAATCATGTCAAAAAATTGAAAGTTTCCGTTTAATATGCAATGTATTCTGCAATCTTTTTCAAGTTCGCAATCATCCCAAAATGTTGATGCATTTGCTGATTTTACGAATTTATTTTTTTGGAGTTTTTTTGTAGCTTTTAAAACTCGAGGATTGATAGTATCCTCGAGGTTAATGTCAATATTGAAATCATCAAAATTGAAATCGAAATTCATTTCTAGTTCGTTCATTTTTAAAATCTTAATCGGTGATGAAATGCTAAGCTTTCGTAAAAAATCAATTAGTAGTTTTACTTTTTCATAATATTCGGATTATATAAATGGTTTTTTATACGGTTTGAATAATGATTTTTTCCACTCACGGCTAAAATAATATTCATCTGTAATCGAAACACCTTCAAAATAATCGCCTAGATGCTTTCCAGTTGTTACTATTATTCTAGTGTCACAATACACTAACTGCGGTTTATCCCAATCAATTACATCAGGTTTTACAAGTTTCAACCCATACTTATTGATTTTGGCTAAATCAAACAAATCATGGCCATCATCGCACTTTACAATTAGAAACTCCTTGTATTTGTGGATAATTTCGTAATTGCTTATAAAATCACCTACTTTTAGGCTATTAAATTCTTGTTGTGTCATAATATTTTGGTTTATAATTTCCGCCCATTTTTTTTCAGTTTTAGAGTAAAGACATCTAAGTGTTTCGTTCTCATCTTTAACATAAATATGCCCGAAAGAACTGTAAATGAAAGGCTTAGTATTACTTATATATATATGTCTACTTTCATTATATATACTTTTAATCTTAGTACCTATTGGGTAGTCACGTATTGCTTTTTCTAGTAGTTCTGAATCTGTCATAATTTTAATAATTTATCGCATGTTGTACAATATAACCCTATATTTTGGTGAGGCTTAAAGCAGTTGTAACATGACTTTGTTGGTTTAAGTATTGTTTCCATTCACAAATATAAGCAAGTTTGTTTAAATTTCAAACAATTGTTTAAATTCTTCCAATGATCTGATTAAATAATATTTCAATCCTTGATTTTCGACCTTTTCTTTAAACTGTTTTTGATACGGAGAAATAACGCCTGTAAGCGTTTTAAATTCAATAAACATACAAACGCCTTTGTGAATTATTATCGTGTCGCTAACACCTCTTAAAAGCCCTGTATTGACCTTTCTTTGTTGGCTTCCATTGCTTTCATTTGGAACGCTAAACATTATACCTATATTATACCTAGCGTAATTATTCGAGTACCAAATAAAACAATCTTGCTGAATTTTACTTTCTGTTTCTTTTTTCATAAAGGTAACCTTTTTAATATGTTGATTATTAATTGATTGTGTTTTTTTAAAAACTTAAGTATTTGATAACTAAGAAGGTAACCTGAAACGTAACTTTTTAATATTTTGAGTTTGTATAATAATAAAAAAATAAAATGTAGTGTGATGTATTATTATTATTATACAAAGTTTTTATAATATTTTTAGGTTACCAGGTTACCTTTACTGTTTATCAATTACTTAGCAGGTTACTTTTAGGTTACTTTTAGGTTACCTTAAGTTACCTTTTTAGTAATTTTGAGGCTTTATATACAATTGTGAGCCTTTTTTTACAATACCACCATTCAGTTTATGTAACTTATAAGTAATTTTATGCTTGTCAAAAATTTCTTTTATGTCATATTTTGTTGGTTTGTTCAAAAGTACGCTACAAAGATACTCTAAGATTTCGCCTTGATTTACTATACATTTTTCTGAAAAGGTATCATTTTGTTGAAAACTATAGTGTTTAAAAAACATTTCTTCAATCGGTCTTACCATTTCATTTTCTAAAGTATTAATTCTTAAATATTCAATATCTTCTTCTTTACGCACTGACCAATCAAAATGATTTTTAAGAAGATTATAAGCTGAAGCCCAAAGTTGTGTTTTATCAATTGAAATCATAGTATTGTAATCAATTTCATCAACATTTATAGCTAAAATACGCCTGTTGCCTGTAACGTCCTTTAAAATATCTTTTTCATTTGTTGTTCCTGCTAAAATTGCACGTCTTTTAAATGATTTTGAATTTTTTGTATAAGCTTGCCTACAATCAATAAAGTTTTTATCGCTTAGTGCTTTATAATCCTTTGAATCCTTAAAAGCTTTTCCACCGAATTCGTCATCTAAAATAATAAGTTTTTTACTCATTAAAATTAAACTATCTTTATCGGAACCATCAATTCTACTTTCTGCATAGTATTCTTTCAATTCATTTGGCATTAAATTACGAATAAAAGAAGTTTTACCAATTCCTTGTTTATCTCCACTTAAAACAAGTGTCAAAGGGCATACAATTGGGTCATTTTCATTTGCTACCCAATTATGTACGGCTCCTACAATCCACTTTTTAAAAGCCCATCTGTTGTATTCTGATTTTGGCAATAAACAATCGGAGTATCTATCTATAATACTTTCATCAATTGTTTGATTATTTATAAAAAAGTTTTTTATAGGGTCAATTACTGGTATTACTGAAGAATTTAAAATTGAACGTATATCGCTAATCTTTATTTTTTCGTTAATTACTCGGTGTGATTCAATTAAAATATCATTTTCGTGTTTATCTTCTATTTTTTTACCTTTCAATAAAACATCGTGTGTTAATGCGTTAAATGTAGGGTCGTAAGCTTGCAAAATAAATTCTTTAAGTTCATCAAGTTGTGTTTTTGATTCATTAACCCCATCACTATAATCATAATTTGAAGCTATTAAAGTTTGAATAATTGTTTCTTGCTCACTTGTTAAATCAATATCGTGAACAGTTTTAAGGTGTTTTCTTTGTTCTTCAATATTGGCTTTGCCTTGACTTTTAGCAATTTTTACTGAAGTGATAATTTGTTGAGTTTCTAAACTATAAAGTTCAATTCCTGCTTCTTTACAATAATAGTAAAAAGTGTTTATTCTAATACCAGAGTTTCCACTTCTACAAAAATTTTCATAGTCTTTTGATGCTTTTTTGTAGTCATATTTTGCACCATATATGCAAACATTATGAAATATATCCTCACCATTACGACCGAATTTTTCAGCAATAGCAAAACCAATACGGATATATCTAAAATAATCGTCTTGACAAAGGTCAATATGTCTTTGTGATATTTGAGAAAGCAAATTATTAAAATCTGATTCAACATAAACATATTCTTTTATCTTAATTTCTTTTTTTGGCTTTGCCTTTGCTACGTAACGGCTTGCTTTATCATTTGTAAAAATTTCAGGGTCATAAGAAACAAAACGCAAACGATTAATATTTTTACAACTTGAATCAATTACTATGTCATAATTTGAATAGTAATGTTGTGCAAGTCCTTCAAATGATTCAATAAATTTTAAAGGGTCAATTTTAACAAATATAACAACACCATCACCACCAAATGATCTGTGAAGTATAGAACTATATTTATCATTTTTAAGTCGTTCTAATGAAATATTATCAATATCGCAATCAATATCAATTAAGATATAACCATTCATTGATAAAATATTAGAACTTTCTTTTTTGCCTTCATTCATTAAAGCAGAACCACTAATACAAGGAGCTTGTATTTTTAATGCTTTATATCCTGCAATATCACCTTGTTGTTTTAAAACTCGTGCTTCAATCACAAAATCTTGCCAAGTTCCACGTCTTATGTCAGAAACATAATCATTTAACAAAATGTGTTCAGGGCTTGTACTCTTAACTGATTTGTATAAACTAACTTTTCCCATAATATTTTTCTAATTTTTGATTTACTTTTAATTTTATTTGTGGAATAGTTCTATTACTATTTGCCTTTAATTCTTTGTAAAACTTAAAATAGCATGAAGTAATAAGTTGCATGATCCTTTTATTTTTATTTGCTTTGTAAAGTTCATAACTTACATCGTGAAACTTAAAAAGGTCTACAATTTGGTCAATTAAAATGTTTATAGCAAAATGTAAGTCGCCATTATTTCTTAATGTATAATTTATTATTTTTTCAGCATTAGGAACTGGAACTGAATAAACTATTTTCGCCAATTCATTTGATTCTGATTTTTGTTTTTTAGGTTTTTCAGGCTCAATATATCCACATTCAGGACATTCTAATGTTTTTGCATCGTACAATAAACCGCAACCTTTGCACTCTTTTATATTTATTGCATCGTCTTTTTTGCGTCTTGGTTTTTTTAATCCGTAATAGAATATTTTATTCCAATCTCTTTTTGCTGACCATGTCATGTGTCTTGCTACATTACCGCCACCATCAATACAAATAAATGAATCTTTATATATTTTGTCTGTAATTCTTGCACCACGACCTACAATTTGAAGCCACAAGCTTAATGAAGTGGTTGCTTTATTAACAATTATACATTCAACATCAGTAACATCAAACCCTGTTGTAAAAACACCAACATTTAATAAAATAGCATCACGTTCATTTTTAAACCATTCAACTACTTCATGTCTTGTAAATTCTGATATATTAAAAGAATCAAACATCTTAACGTTTAACCCTTCATCTAAAAATGATTCATAAATCTTTAAGTTATTTTCACAACTTGAATTAAAAATCATTGTTTTTTTTCCTAAACAATATTTATTGTAATTCAATAATACATTAAATATTGCTTCAGGTTTATTGTATTCATTGTTTTGTGATGCAGTTGAGTATTCGCCTGTATTATCAGTTTTTAAATTATTTACATTTATGTATTGTTCTACAAAATCAATATTTTGAACTAATTTACTATCTTGTATTAATTCTAAAATAGAACGTCCAACTACAATAGTATCATAAAATTCAGACATTGTAACATCTCTACTCCACTCTTCAGCTTCTTCATTATGACAATCAAAAACTTCATTGTCAACCTCACCACATCTACGACATTTAAAGTATTTTTTCTTTTCTAATAATACCGGTGTTGCTGTTAAACCTAAAACTTTACAATCAAATTGATTAATGATTTTATTGAAATCCATGCGATGACATTCATCTGCAATAATTAAATCAATATTAATATTTTGTGTTTTAAGTCTGTTAAATAAAGTTTCTACCATTGCAACAATAACATTACATTTTGGTATTTCTTTATTTTTTGCAGTTAATGGCATTGCATTAATTCCAAAATTTGCAAATGTTTTAACAGTTTGTTCTATCAATTCAGAACGGTGTACTAAAACAAGTATGTTTCCATTAAAATTAGAAACAAAATCACTCATTACCACTGTTTTTCCACCACCTGTACTTAATTGATATAAAACTTTTCTGTGAGTTAAAAAAGCATTATTGATTTCTTCAATGCTTTTTCGTTGGTGTTCATATAATTGAATCATATTGTAAAACAAGAAACCCATTAAAAGTAGGTCGAAGGCTACTAATAATGGGTTCTTTTTTTGGTTATTAACCAATTTCTTTATATCAGCTTCGACTCTGATACTGCAATACTACAAAATCAAACTGTATTTTGCAAATCTTTTTTTATTTTGTTCGACTATTTCGGTTTTAATATCTAACCCAAATTTATTTTTTAAATCATGTATTCTTGCACCTAATCGAAAACATCCGAATAAATTTAAGGCTTCTATTGGCGTTATACTGTTTCCAGTTTCTAACCAATTTTTAATATGTTTGTTTTGGCTTTTCATGTTAGTAAAGCCCCTAATTAAAGGGGCTATTAAGGTTTAGATGATATCAAATA